CTATTGTTATATGGTATAGATTTATTCCAGTTCTCGCAAACATATTGACCAGCACCAGATAAAGTAATCGAAACATTACCACTATTAGTAGCACTGGAAGCAGCAGTAACAGTAAAAACATTTGAATCAGTAACTGAAGCCACAAGAAATGTACCATCAGTTGCAGATCCAGAAGTGTAATCAATAGTAAGCTCATCTCCTACAGCTACACCATGACTTGTAATTGTTATTGTTACTGTAGTACCTGATTGAGAGTAAGTTCCTGTTTTTGTAAATCCTTCTCCTGGTGGAGTAAAAGTAAAGCTGGCACTATCATTAGCACGACTATCAAGGAAGCCTTCTATGGTGTCCGCATCTGTTTCCGATACATTGAAAGTAAGATTGAATATCTTAGGATTTTGATGAGCAGCAAGTCCAAATAATATTCTATGTTCATAACCATCAGCAAA